GTGTATCTCGAAACGCGCAGGGCAATTTCGTCGTTTGCCACCACTAGCACAGACCTATCACTTGCCCCTGGTTATGAGAATGCAATCATCTATAACTTGGCAATTGACCTCAGCGCCGCCAACGACCGCAAATTAAGCGAAACAATTGTTGCAAGAGCGCGAATAGCAAAACAGAAAATCAAGCGCCAAAACGCTCAGCCGATCCGTAAGGATAGCGAGGTGGCGCAAGTGTTGAGCCGGAATCGCTCAAGCTATAGCCGGATCGTTAGCGGGCTATGAAAACCCCCATCTTAGGACAGGCTTATGTGGCGCGGTCTAAGACCTTTGCCTGTGATCGATTGGTAAATCTATACCCGGAAAAAGGGGGTTCTGACTCTAAAGAGGTCGGGGCTTTTTATGGCACGCCGGGGCTAGATTTAATCGTTACCGGCAACGTTGCGGAAGTGCGGGAAATTTACGTTACATCGAATGACATTTGCTTGATTGTCATTGGTAACACTGTATATACTTATAACGCAGGCGTTATCACGTCTATAGGAACTATAGGCACACCTTCTGGCCGGGTTTGTATCCGAGATAATGGTGTCGATGCCATCATTGTTGATGGAAATGCAGGCTATCTTGTCTCGCTTACGACTCCCGCTGTCACAACAATCACCGATGTAGATTTTCCGAATGGCGCAACACGTGTTGCGTACATCGACACATATTTCATCGCGGCAATCCCCGGTTCTCAAGAGTATGTAATCAGCGGCCAGCTTGACGGCTCGGCATGGGACTCTCTCGATTGGGCGTCTGCTGAAGGAAGTCCCGACCCGCTTATATCAATTATCGAAGTAAATCGGCAGCTGGGCTTATTCGGGTCGAGATCACTTGAGTTCGCCACAAACTCAGGCGATGCAGACTTGCCTTTTACCCGTATTCCCGGTGCCTATGTAGAGCAGGGCTGCGAGGCTGCGCATAGCGTGGCTGTGATTGACAATACGGTTTTGTGGCTAGGTAAAAACGAGAACGGCGGGAAAACAGTTTTCCGGGCGAATGGTTACACGCCGATAAGAATCAGCGAGCATGCTATTGAATATGCAATCGCGGGTTATGCGACTACAAGTGATGCTTTTGCTATTACTTATCAGCAAGAGGGACACCCGTTCTACTGCCTAATCTTCCCGGCCGAAGGGAAAACTTGGTGTTTTGATATTTCTACGGGCGCGTGGCATGAAAGAGCCTCTTTCTCTGATGGCGAGTTTGTGCGCTGGCGCGTGAATTGCCACGCGTACTTCCAAGGAAAGCACCTTGTTGGGGATTATGAGAATGGCAAGATTTATGAAATGTCGCTTGACGTGTTTGATGAGGATGGCGCAGTTCTAAAAAGCCTACGTTCGTGGCGTCATCCGCATAAAGAAAAGAATCGCATTTACTACTCATGCCTAGAGCTTGACTGTGAGGCGGGTGTCGGGCTGGATGGCTCCGTGCAGGGTTCTAATCCGCAGTGGATGCTTCGTTACTCTAATGACGGCGGCTTTACGTGGTCAGGCGAGAAGTGGAAATCAGCCGGAAGGATTGGCGAGTATTCGGCTCGCGTGCGCTGGTGGCGTCTTGGCGAAGGGCGTGATCGCGTCTGGGAGGTGTCGATCACTGATCCAGTGAAGCGCTGCATTGTTGGCGCTTACGTTGATGCGGAAGTGAGCACCGAGTAATGGCAGACATCACTATACCCCGTGACCGGCTAGGAACGGTAAGGCCAGATGGTAGCGTACACATCTCCCCGTCTTGGCTTCGTTGCTTACTTCAACTCACTGAAGCGGTAAACGCACAAGGCGGAACCTCTCTTATTGGCGACGAGGTTTCTAGCGGACTTTTATATTCAGCGATTGATGACGCCATTGGGTCTGGCGATAATTTTTTTGTGCCGCGTGAAATCCCTGACGTGGTCAACACCTTCTGTTTTGCAGCCGACGCAGCACAAGAAGAAGTTCAGCAGGTATTTATCCCGCATGAAGCTGTTGCCGAAGTAAAGGCGCAGCCCGCAACAGTTTCTCCGGGCGCAAGCCCAGCAACCATTACTGCAACAAGTAACGGCTGGTACATCGTATCGGCTGGAACTGTGTCGGCGCTCGACTATTCCCGCGCAGGCGGAAGTTTTATTTCATTAGGCGTACTCGCCGGCATGTTTCAAGTGTCGAAGGGTGACGCAATCAAGATCACTTACACGGTGGCTCCTACCGTGTATTTCGTCCCGAGGTAAATACATATGGCTACTCGATTGAAGCGAGGCATTGCAGGCTCGCAGCTCACTACGTCTGCCGCAACCTATTACACAGCACCTAGCAACGTCACTGCACAGATCGTCGGGGTGCGGCTGGCCAATACGTCGGCAAGCAATATCACCGCAACGATTTATTTAATAGCCTCTGGCGGCTCCGCGTCTGCAAGCAATACGGTTATTTCTGCCCGCACGCTAGCCCCCGGAGAGACGTATAACTGCCCGGAATTGACCGGGCAAGTTTTGGAGACCGGCGGATTCTTGCAGGCGTTAGCAAGTTCTAGCACGTCTATCACTATCTCTGGCTCCGTTGTGGAGGTGACAAATGGCTGATTTTGATTGGGGTGGGGCGCTGGGCTCTCTTGCTCAACTAGGCGGGGCTGCGTTAGCAAATAGCCAGAATCAGCGGGCAATCCAGCAA